GTATGATATTTGATAAAATAATGGATACAGCTACAGAATTTGCAGGATCTGGTCCCGTTGAGGGTCCGGGTACTGAAGTCTCCGATTCGATACCCGCAAGGTTATCGGATGGAGAGTTTGTTATGACTGCGAAAGCTGCTGATGAAATTGGCCCTGATAATCTTCAGGGTATGATGTCAGATGCAGAACTTAGAGCAGATCAGAGACAAGCAGCGCAAGAAGGAGGATTAATCCGACCAGACTTTGAAGAAGAAACTGATGAATTAGGTCGTCCTATTAATCAGGAAATTCGGAAAGGAATGTTAGGAGTTAATCCACGATTGCAAGCAACGGGATAAAGCCACCCTAAACTAGTCCAAAGGACTACCATAGGCACTTTATCAATTTAAAAGTAAACCGAAAGGCTACCTTTACAAGACAAGCCCTGCTTATTTTGGCCTTTAAGCAGCCACCTTTGTTAAGAAAGCCCTGAGTAGGAGAATAGAAAATGACTGACAATATTGAAAGAGAGGAACAAGCAAACCCATATAATCAAAAAAAATCTTGGCATGACGGCAAGGAAACTACCTTTGTATCAGCAGATAATGCTTATTTTGAAGATCCTTCAACTAAAACTGAAGAGTCTGAAGAAGAGAAAACTCCTAAAACTAAACAGGCTCGTCCTTATAAACGACCTGATTATAAAAAGCGTTATGACGATCTAAAGTCACATTATGATAGAAAGCTAAATGAATTCAAGTCTAGAGAACAAGAGCTAATGGAAGAAGCTACTAAAAGTAGACCAGACTATAAAGCTCCTAAAACTCCAGAAGAACTTGCAGCATTTAAGAAACAATATCCTGATGTCTTTGAAGTAGTAGAAACTGTTGCTCATATGCAAAGTGAGGAAAAGGCAAAAGTTCTAGAAGAACGTCTTTCAACCTTACAAGAGCGAGAAACAGAACTAGTACGAAAAGATGCTGAAAAAAGATTGAGAAATAATCATCCTGATTTTGATGATATCAGAAATAGTGATGATTTCCATTCGTGGGCAAAAGCACAACCAGAATCTCTCCAGAAATGGATATATAATAATTCTGGTGATGCTGATCTTGCTAGTCGAGCTTTAGATTTATTTAAGAAAGATATAGGTATGAGTTCTTCTCCAAAGAAAAGAAAGTCAAATTCTAAAAAGTCCAGAAAGTCTGCTGCGGATATGGTATCAACCAAAACAACATCCGTTGATCCAAAGCAGAATAAAATCTGGACGGAAAGGGAAATTGCTGCAATGTCCATAGATCAGTTTGATCAATATGAAGATCAAATTAATCAAGCTATAAGCGAGGGCAGAGTAGTAAAATAATTTTAATTTGATTCGGAGGATATCAAAATGGCATACAATCAATCTGATCAGTATTTTGAGCCTAGCACAGATACTGATGCCAACTTTGCTAACTCCGTAAGTACGCAAGCAAATTCGTTTTTCCTTCCGGCAGTCTTCTCTAAAAAGGTACTTAACTTCTTTAGAAAGGCTTCGGTAGCTCAAGCGATTACTAACACCGACTATGCTGGTGAAATTGCGAACTTCGGAGATTCAGTAAAGATTATTAAAGAACCTTCCATCACAGTATATCAGTACGAACGTGGAAAAGACGTAACTCAAACAAAGCTAACTGACGCAGAAGTTACACTTGTTGTTGACACAGCGAATGCCTTTAAGTTCAAAGTGGATGATATTGAATCTTCAATGTCCCATGTGAACTGGCGGGAAGTCGCTTCGTCTTCAGCAGCCTATGCGATTAAAGATGCTTTTGACGAGGGCGTTATTGCTGCCATGTTTGCAGGAGTAGCCTCATCTAGCCCGAACCATATATTAGGTTCGGATAGTGCGACTGATCTTGCTGCTGGTACATTTGATGGCACAGGTAATCTCGATATCGGTTTTGATTCGTCAGAACATGATCCTTTAGATGTTTTGGGGCGCATGGCCCGTCTATTAGACGACCAGAGTGTTCCAGAAGAGGGACGCTTTTTCTTAGCTGGCCCTGATTTCTATGAGGTTCTGTCTGGCACAGCATCGAAACTGCTATCTTCAGATTACAATGCTGGTCAAGGTTCTATCAGGAATGGTCTTGTAACTTCTGGTAAGATCCGTGGATTTAATATGTACAAGTCGAATAACATTGCAAGCACATCTAATGCTGCTGGTAAATGTATCTCTGGTCATATTTCGTCTACGGCAACGGCCCAGACGATTACTAGTACTGAAGTTTTGCGTGATCCCGATTCGTTTGGTGATATTGTACGAGGTCTTCATGTTTATGGAGCCAAAGTACTTCACGACAACGCATTGGTTTCTGCATTCTATGGTATTGACTAATCTTAAGTGGATTAGGGAGTCTGAAAAGGCTCCCTTTTCCTTTTTATATAATTAAATAATGGAGAAAAATTATGGCAAGTCCAGTTATTGAAATAAGAGATACAGGACGTAATTCATCGAGGACAGGAGATGTTCGTGCTCTTTCAGATAATGTGGTTGCTTCTTGGACCTCAACAACGACAGGTACAATTGCAGTTACCGCAGGTGAAAACTACGATGTTTCATTTACTCAACCAGCAGATACGATTATTCGTAATCTAATCGCTATTCCAGCAGGAAATATTGTTACAGCAGGAGCTTCTGGTGATGATGTAGACTTTTCGTTAGGAACATCTTCAGGTGGTACTCAGATTATTGCAACGGAAGCTATTCTGGATGATGGTGGTTCTGCGGTTACTTGGACAGCGAATGCGCCTTTGTATCTTATCCAAGATTCACATGGTCATGCAGCTAATCAATTCGTTAGTACAGCAACTACAGCGGGAGTTGTAGGTGGTCCTGCAACTTCTGAAGCTATTGTTATTGCAGCAACATTGTATACTGCATCTGAGCGTACACTTTATGCACGATTAACGCCTTTGGCAAATAATCTAGCTACTGCTGCGACAACAGTTACTTACTTAGTTGAGTTCTTACACTTAGGCGTATTACCAGACTAAGATCATGCCACAGTTAGGTAGTGATAAACATCCTATCATTATGAATAGCTCTGGTAAAAAAAGTACTAGGGTCTTAGGACTATTGGGTAGGGTTTATGCTGGAAAAAGCAAAGAGAACTTTAATAAAAACTATGATCGTGTATTCGGTAAAAAAGTAGGAGAGAAAAATGCCTGAATTAAAATATGGTAGTGTAGTTCACTATGAAAATATTGAAGATATGGAAGGCTATTACGAAAACTCTGAAGATAATCAGAATCGTGATGCTGATAAAAAGCAGGATATTAAGACTGATAATAAAGATTCAGACTAATGGCAACGACATATCTTACATTAACTAATGAGGTCTTACGAGAGCTTAATGAAGTTCAGTTGACTTCATCTAATTTTTCTAGTGCAACTGGAATTCAAGCCTTTGTACAGGAAGCTATTAACAGATCTTTAAATGATATTGCGAATGAAGAACCGCAATTGCCTTTCTTTGCCTCTGCTGCCAGTGGAGGCACTGATCCTTTTTATGGAAATGTTACAGTAGCTTCAGTAGCAGGAACCAGATGGTACTTATTAAAATCAGGTAGTTCTAGTATTACTACAGATTATTCTTCTGTAGACTGGGATGATTTCTATATTACTACTATTAGTGTAAGTGGTGAAGCAGCTCCTTATGTTTCCAGAGGTTTAAAATTTATAACTCTTACAGATTGGCGTAGGTATTTAAGGGATTCAGAAAATGCAGATGACGCAGACACACAAGTATATGGCGAGCCTCGCTATGTCATTCGTAGTCCCGATCATCGTAAATTCGGACTTAGTCCAATACCTGATAAGGTATATAATATCCACTTTTATGCTTATACCATTCCTACAGCCCTTTCTGCACACGGCGATGCTATTGTTTTGCCTGACCAGTATGCTCCAATTATTACAGCTAAAACGAGATATTATGTTCATCAGTTCAAAGATAATTTACAGCAAGCAGCTTTTGCGTTGGATGATTATAAAAAAGGTATGAAGTATATGAAATCTAATTTAATTAATCCTCAACCAAAAGCAATGACAGATGACAGGACTTACTTCTAATGGGAGCTAGTCAACCTTTTTCTGTTCCACTAGGCGGTGGACTAAATAAATCTACTAATTCTATTGAACTTCTTAAAACTCCGGGGATGGCAACAAAGCTTAGAAACTTTGAGCCAGCTATTGAAGGTGGATATAGGCGTATTAATGGATATTCACAATTAGGAGATGGCACAAGACCTAATAGTTCAAATGATATTATAGGACTTCATGTTTATGCTGATGGTGTTATAGCTTGTGCTGGAACTAATATTTATTTTAGCCTAGATGGAGATAGCTGGTTACAAATAAATAGAGCGAGTGTAGCTGGTGGTGGAGATGATTATAGCACCTTTACAGGTCGTAGTACTTCAGCAAGAACATCACAGAGTACAGCACATTTTGCAACCTATAAAGGTAATACTATTTATGGTGAGCTTGTAATCACAGACGAAAGTTCTGGAACAAAGCCTTATTTATTCAAAATGACAGGTACTGGAGCATTAAGTGGTAGAACTTATTTTGGAGAACTAATAACTGTAAGCGGTACTCATTATCCTAAATTCTGTATTATACATGATCATCATTTAGTAGTTGCTGGCGCAGCTACTGCTTTGAATACTATATATTATAGTGGTACAGATGATATTAATGATTTCACATCTAGTGGTTCTGGTTCAATCGTACTGGATGATCAAGTAGTCGGTTTAAAGAATTTCCGTGGAGAATTATTTATATTTTGCAGGAATTCAATATATAAGTTACAAAATATAAATGATTCCGACAGTATTGCAGTAACTCCAGTTACAAAAAATGTTGGTTGTGTGGATGGGAATACTATTCAGGAGATGGCAGGAGATCTAATCTTCTTGGCTCCTGATGGATTCAGAACAATCGCTGGTACTGCACGAATTGGCGATATTGAACTAGGAACAATTAGTAAAGCTATTCAGCCTATTGTAAACGATATAGTTGCAGCATCTAATACATATGATTTCAGTAGTGTAGTAATACGATCTAAATCACAGTATCGTATGTACTATAGTACTTCATCAGGAGTAATAGCTAATTCATATGGTATTATAGGAACACTCAGACAAAATGGGTTTGAATGGTCTGAAACTGTAGGCATTATTGCTCCGTCTGTTGCATCAGGATTTAACTATGCAGGAATTGAAAAGTTTTATCATGGTGATAGAGATGGATATGTTTATAATCACGATACAGGAGATTCATTCAATCCAGCAGGAACTGCAACCAATATTGTAGCAGAATACCAATCTCCAGATTTTGATTATGGAGACTTGGGAACCTTAAAAACCTTGGATCATATTAAAATATCATTCACACCGGAAGGAGATATACAACCGACCTTACGAATAAGATATGATTATGGTTCCATAGATTTACCACAGCCAGATGATATTACG